GGTGTAGCTGTAGCCGCGCTTCTTGTCGCTGCCGGGGACGTCGACGTCGTGGACCCGGCCCCAGACTTGGACGCGCTTGCCCATCGCGGCGTCCTTGTGCTCCAGCATCTGCTCCGCCAGCCGGCCCTTGCATTGCACGAGGTAGCCGCCCCGCTCACCGCGCAGCCGGAACCCAAGGGCCGACCCGGTCGGGGTCTGCCGCAGCAGGTAGTCCGAGGTCGAGGCATTGCCGGCCTCGACGGTGCCGAAGAAGCTGCCGTCATCCCCCTGCTCCACCTTGCTGGGCAGTGGCCGGGCGGCGTTGCCGGCGGCGCGGTTGCCGTCATCGTCCTCCTCGGCGGCGATGCCCAGCATCGCCTGGATGGCGTAGCGCCGGAGGTAGGTGACGGCGGACCCGAACGCCTGGATCTCGCCGAGTTGCGGCAGGGCCGTCCGTGACGCCAGCGTCTGCCCAGAGGCGTGGATGAGCATCGTCACCAGCTCGTCGGGGTCGAGCAGCTGGACGAGCGCGAGGTCGTTGTCCGTCAGGGGCTTCCGCACGGCCGCGAGGATGCTGTCGAGCGGCGCATAGGCGAAGTCGTAGGTCCCGCCCGTCTTGGTCTTGACGGTGACCTTCTTGTCGCGCGTGATCGCCGGGAACTGGCCCTGTGCCCGGACCAGCGCGACCGCGAGCTCGTTGAGCGCTTCCGTCATCTCGTGCCCTCCCGCGCAATCGCGCGTTCGATCGCCTCCTGCGGCGTGGCCCCGCAGCCGACGACGGTCCCGGTCACCTTGCCGTCGATCGAGCGGGTGATCCGCATCGTGAACGGGCCGCGGCGCGACGAGGCGTAGCCGTAGGCGTAGGCCATACCCTCGAGGGCACGCAGCCGGTCGAGGTCGCCTGCGCCGAGGCGGGCCCGGAAGTTGGACGTCGTGGTGACATGGATCATCGCGACAGCCCGGAGCCCGTCCCGCCGCAGCGGGGACAGGTGATGCGCTCGCGACCGGTCCAGATCGTGCCCTTGCCGCCGCAGCGGGGACAGACGTGACTCATGCGGTCACTCGCCGCTGGTGAGCAGCATCGGGATGCTCGGCGTGCGGCCCGTCATCTTGGCGTACTCCATCTGGAGCTTGACGATCCTCAGCATCGCGGCGGACGAGTTCACGATCGCATTGGCAACCGCTGGGGTGGCCTCGCCGTCCCGCAGCCGCTGGATGTTCTCGCCCATTACTTCGAGCAGGTCCTGGGCCGTCGCCGGTGCCTTGCTCTTGCCGTTGGTAGTCATGCCCGTTCTCTCCTTGCCCTGATCTCCCGGCGCGCCTCTTGGATGAGGAGCGCAATCGGTCGCAACTCTTCCGGCAGTCGGTTGATGTGAAACAGCTCGCCCCCTAGTCGAATGCGCTGCGCCGCCAGGTAAGCCCGTCTCTGTTCGCGATGCGTCGCCCGGTAGGCCGCGTCGTAAGCCCGCTTCTGCTCGCGATGCGTCGCCCGGTAGGCCGCCTCGTACGCCCGTCTCTGCTCGCGATGCGCCACGTAGTAGGCCGCGTCGTAGGCCCGCTTCTGCTCGCGATAGGCCGCGTCGTAAGCCCGCTTCTGCTCGCGATAGGCCGCGTCGTAAGCCCGTCTCTGCTCGCGATGCGTCGCCCGGTAGGCCGCCTCGTAAGCCCGTCTCCGCTCGGGATGCGCCGCCCGGTAGGCCGCCTCGTAGGCCCGTCTCTGTTCGGGGTCTTTGCGTGGCATTACCGTCCGTATGCCTCCACGATCTCCCCCGGCGACCAGTCCGCGAGCGGCGCCTCGGCCTCTGCCAGGTCCGCGAGGTCCGCCATCGTCGCCTCGTGGGCCGCGTCGAGCTGCGCCTCAGTCAGGCGGAACGCGGCGCGGATGGCGAGGTTGGCGGCGACGGTGCTCGCCCAAGCGTGGGCGACGTCGGGGTCCTTGCCGGGGATGTTGGCGAGGTACTCGGCGCGCGACTCGAGCGCGGCGATGGCCTGGTTGGCCATGAGGAGGTCCATCAGGACGGGGATGCGTGCCATGCGTTGTGCCCTCCCTGTGAGGCGACCCCGACGGGGCTGGGAAGCCGCCCTGAGCCCCGTCGGGGTATGGGGTCAGTCGTCGATGACGCTGACGGGGTGCCTCTCGGCGCCCTGCTCAGGGCCGGGGGAGTGCCCGGACTCCGGGGGCACAACCGAGCCGGGACCGGCCCTGAGCGGGGGGTCGATGGCGCTGAACGCCTGCGAGATCAGGCGCGAGGTGTGGACCTCGCAGTGGGCGAAGGTGACGGCCGGGTTGCGCGACACGAGCACCTCGCGCCTGCACCCCGGCGTCGAGCAGGTCGTCACAACAGCACCAGCTGCTCGGACTCGTGGAGGACGTAGCAGGCGATCCGTGCGCCGCGCGCCGTCGCCTTGAGGGTGCGCGTGATGTCGTAGCCCTCCGCCTGGAGCTCGTAGATCCGGGCCGCGAGGCGTTGGGTACCCACGAGCTCGAGCGCCTCGAGTGGCGTGAGCCCGTCGCCGCCCTTGGCGCGCAGCACGCGCAGCGTGCGCTCCGTCTGGGGCTTCATCGCGGCGCCGATGCCTCGATCAGGACGGCGCGCAGGCGATCAGCCTCGAGCTCCGTCGGGACCACGCCCCGCTCGATGATGGACAGCCGCCCGGAGTTGATGCCGGCGCGGCGCGCCACCTCGTTCATGCTCAGTCCGGGGATCGTCTCGCGCCATGCTCGCCAGGGGCTCGCGGGCGCCTCTCTCGTCTGCATAGCGCCACTATGCACCACCGTGGCGCCGTCGTCAAGACCCGACCGGTACATGGTGCCGGACATAGTGATACCCCCGCGCCCGGGGGGATGGGGGCGCGGGGGTATCGGGGGAGGTTAGCGCGCGGTGACGAGTGGCAGCTTCGGTCGCGTCACCTTCGGTCGTTTGGCCGTGCGTCCCTTGTCGTCGAGGAACAACGGCCGGTCCGGGCCGCCCACCAGGTCGCGGATATCAGCAGGCTGCCCATTGGCCGCGGCGATGCGCTCGGCGATGGCCGCCTCGATGGTGGCCCGCTCGCGGCGATGGCCGCTGGTCTTGTGGACGAGGGCGGCGATCCGCTTCTTGCCCGCCGGGCCCTCGAGCTCCACGCGGAAGTCATGGGCACTCGCGCCCAGCCATTCGGGCCACGTCTTGGAGCCCTTGATGGGCTTGCCGGGGTCGCCTGAGTCGACGACCCACACGTCCGTCATGTCGCCCCCAGCGGCCTCGACGGCCGAGAAGTCGACCAGGCCCGTAACGTTGCCGTCGTCATCGTGCGCGACAGCATGGTCGAGGGTCGCGAGAACGTCGCCGTCGGCGTTGTAAGCAAGGAGCATGGACAACATTCAGATGCCCGCCTCGATCAGAACGTAGTAGCGCGAGTAGATCGTTTGGCCGTTGAGGTTGAGGGCATAGTTGGCCGCCCCGACGGTGACGACCAGATACCCTGAGGACACCTTGATGGTCGTGTATCCAAGGCAAGCCCATGTGTCGGCGGTTGTGTAGATGGCAGGGATCATTGACGGCCACCGCTCCGTGTTGAAGTTGGCGCCGCTGCCGTACACATTCGCTAGGAAGGCCGGCGGCGTGCTATAGCCGTTGCCCAAGGCAGTAAGCTGCGTCGTTGTAGTGGCGGAGGTGTTCGCGCCGTCGGGGAACGTCCTCGATGACGTGCCCGTGGCAGCGATCTTGAACATGTTCGACGAGCCGTCGATGATGACCGTCGCGCCCGCGTTGGTAACGGTGATCGCGCCGTTGGTGACCGTGATGCCCGAGCCGTCGATGGCCACGTCGCCATCGGCCGTGATGAGGTCGGCGGGCTCAAGGACCACGTCCTCGAACACGGCCACTTCGGTATCGGCCGGCGTGCCCGCCATGCCGATCTCGATCCGCAGATAGGACACGGTCCCGTCGTCGGGGACGTCATACTCGCCGTTGTAGTGGGTCTGCGTCGTGCCGGCGTTCGGCCCGGCGAGGATGACGTTGGAGGTGACGGTAGCCTTGGTCTCGTCTGCCGAGTGGGCGTAGATGTAGGCGCTGGCGCCGCCCGCGACGGCCTTGTTGACCCACCCCGAGAGGCGGTAACGGCGTCCGGCTACGACCGGGACGAACTGCACCAGCCGGGGGTTGGCCGTGACGCCGTTGCCCTTGACGCCGGCGACATAGGCGCCCGTCTTGGCGTAGCCCGACGCGGTGAAGCGAGCCGATGAGCTGCCCGAGAATGTCCAGCCGATCAGGTTGGTGCCCGAGGTCTGGTAGACGGTGTGCCCATCGCCGTCCGCCTCCTCGAAGGAGCCGTTGACCATGAGATTGCCCGTCCCGATCCCGCCCACAAGCATCTTGTCGGCGGTGATGGCCCCGGCCGCGATCTCCGACGCGCTGACAGCGCCGGCGGCGATCTGTGCGGCCGTGATCGAGTCGGCCACGATATCGGCGCCGTTCACTCCGAGGACCCAGGAGCCGCCGACGTTCTTGTACAGGCGGTGCGTCGTCGAGAGGACGACGTAGCAGTCGAGCGGGTAGATGGGGTCGGGCAGCGACGGCAGCGAGCCGACGATGATGACCGGCCGGACGGTATCGGCGAATGGCGTGATCGAGAGCGAGCCGGGCGCGATCAGCCGTCCGGGGATCGCCGAGGGCGCGGCGTTGCTGCTGCTGAACCGCGGCAGGGCCCCCCCGAACTCGACGGTGTAGTGGCGGTTGCCGGTGCCGGTGAGGTAGCGGCGAGTCACCTTCTGGATGACGAACGTGGCCCCCGAGAGCCCGTGCGCCGCCGAGGTCACGGTGAGCGTCTGCTCCGCTGCCCAGCCGTCGTTGGGGCTGAGGGTGGTGAACGTGCCGCGCGCGATGGGGTCCTTGGTCTGCGCGAGGGCCGCCGTGGCGTAGGCGTCGCGCTTGCCCGTGGTATCGGCATCCGGCGCGTGGAGGTAGCCCTCCCGCCGGCCATAGGCCGAGATGCTGGTGGCGTCGGTGACCCATCCCGAGGCGATGTCATTGGCTCCCTGGACGTAGTAGGCATTGACGATCCCGGCGGCGTCGCGCGCGACCTCGATCGTCTCGGGCGCAATCTCCCCGCCACCCGGCGTGCCGACCTTGATCGCGTAGGGTGCCGCGGTCGGGACGGTCTTGTAATAGTGCAGCTTGCCGGTGGCGTCGACGTAGAACGTCGCCGCGGGATCCGCCAGCGCCGCCACCGCCTCGAGCGCCGAGCGAAGGCTCATGTTGGTGAACGTCTGCGCGGGGAGTGAGCCGTTGAGCGTGGCGATGCTGGTGTACGTCGTCGACAGCCCGGTGCCGTAGGTCGAGAGCAGGTGGACGATGCGGTTGTAGTCCGACTCCGCCGTGCGGCTGTCGGAAGGCACGAGCAGCCGATCGAGCAGGAGTCCCTTGCTGACGCACCGCACCTTGATGACGCGCCCGACCGCCGCCATGGGGACCGGCGTCACCAGCTGGACGAAGCCGCCGAATGTCTGCGCGCCGCCGGACTCGGTGAGGCTCACCGCGGCGTTCTCGGTGACGGTCAGGCTCCCCGCCGCGTCGACGAGGTCGAAGTCGAGCGTCTCGGAGTCGGCCATCCCCGAGCCCATGAGACTGAGCGTCGCGAGGTCCAGCTTGGCCGTGACGTCGACGCCGCCGACGAGCAGGGTGGGGATCGCCATCAGCGCACCGCCGCGCCGGGCGCCGTCACGCGCCGGTAGTAGAGCTCACGGTCGACGACCTCGGCAACCACCCGGCCATCGAGGTTGAGCTGGATCGTGACCGGCGACCCGCCGTCCGGGCTGCCACCGCTGCCACCGCTGCCGCCGCTGGGCACGACGTAGCCTCCCCTGGCCCCCATGACGAGCGTCTCGGGGCCGGCCTCGCCGACGGTGTAGACGCCGAACGGCACGACCGGACCGCCGGACGCCCGGCCGCCCTGGTTGTCCGAGCCGACCGACTGCCCGCCGGGCAGTCGCGTGATGCCGTTGAGCAGGCGCGCCGCCTTGTAGGCATCGAGCAGCTCGTTCGTGACCTTCTTGCCGGCCGCCCGCAGGCGCTCCATGTTGCGCAGAATGTCCTGCAACGAGACGCCGTCGAGGCCGTCGAGTGCGGCCTGCGTCTTGAGGATCTCCTCCTTGTTCTGCGAGAGCCTGAGCCGCGTGTCGATGAGGTCCTTGCGCTGCTCGTCAGTCGTGATGCCTTGCTTGTTGAGCTCGTTGATGTGGTCCGTCAGCAGGCGCGTCTCGACCTTGAGAGACGCGAGCTTGAGCGCGAGCTGCTCGGCCTTGAAGGCGTTCTCGACCTGCACCCCGAGCGCGCGGTCAAGGCTGTCGCGGAAGTCGTCGAGCTGCTTGGCTGCATCCCCTGCCGCCTTGGCGATGTCCTCCATCGGCGTCGCCAGTGCCGACGTGGGACCGTGTGACTTGGCCGCCGCATCCCCGGCGAGCTGGTGCGCCCTGGCGCGCTCCTTCTCCGCCCGCGTGAGATCCTCGGCGGACTGCGTATCCGCCTGCTGCGCCTCGGCGAGCCTGTTGAGCTCGTTTGTCGCCACCTTGACGGGGCCGCCCGTCAGGTTATCGAGCGTGAGGCCGAGGACCTGGAAGATCGTCTCGTTCTCCTTGGCCCACTGCACCGTGCCCTTGAGTGCGGGGACGAGGTCGTCGCGCGCCCACTGGGCCAGCTCGACGGCGACCGGCAGGAGCTCCTTGCCGATCGAGACGGTGAGGTCATCCAGCTGCGCGTTGAGTGACTTCTGGATGCTTGCGAGGTTGTCGCTGTCGCGCCCGAAGGCCCCCTGCGACGCGGCCGTCTGCTCGAGGATCAGCTGGTACCGCGCCATCGTCAGCTGCGCGGTCGTGAACGTCCTGTCGACCGGCACCATGCCCATCGCGAGGGCCTTGGCCTTGACCTCGGTCGCGGTGAGGGACACGCCGAACTTCTGCAGCCCCTCGGTCTGGCCCAGCAGCCCGGACCTGAGGGCGTTGGCGGCCTGCTCGCTCGAGGTGTGGAATGCCGCCCCGAGGTCCGCCGCGCGCTCGGTGAGGTCCATCGAGCGCTTGGCCGCCTCGTCCATCGAGAGGCCGGCGTTGGTGAGGGCCGTCCCGAAGGAGGATGCGAAGTCGATCGCGGCCGTCTTGCTGGTCCCGAACCGATCCGCGGCCGAGTTGGCCCACGCGATGATCGAGTAGGTGCTGTCGCCGAACGTCTGCTCGGCGAGCGCCATCGCGTCCTGCGCCCGGGACGCCGCCTCGACGGCCTTGAAGCCGAAGTCGACGACCGCGCTCGCGGCGCCCGAGACCATGCTCCCGATCATCTCGAACGCCTTGGCGCCGATGCCGAGGCCGACGCCCTTGAGGACGGTCTGCGCGCCGGTGCTCTCGACGGTCTTGTCGAGCTCGCCGCGGAAGTCCTTGATCTCCTTCCCCGCCGCCGCCGCCCCGTCGACGCCGACGGCGACGCGGATGCTGTTTGCTGCCATCTACTTGAGCCCCTTGAGCAGGTCGGCCGCGTTGTCGGTGATGATCTGGACCATCCGCCACTTGGCATCGGCGAAGGGGTGCGCGCGCAGCTCGATGCCCTGCATCGAGCCGATGTACCGGCCGATCCGGCGGTTGGCGGCGGACATCGCGGTCCCCCTGTCGGGCGAGTCGTGGAACACGCGCGTCACCTGCGATAGGCGCCTGCCGGCGAGGCTGGCCTGGACGCGCCGCGCGATGGCGCCGGTGGGTCGCCTCTCCGAGATGCCGGCATGGGCCGAGACGACCGCCGTCGCCCGCCATTCCTTGCCGGCGGCGGACGCGGTGACGCCCCGGATGTACTCCGCCGAGATCGGCTTGCCGGACGCCCTGGTCGGGGCGTTCTCGATGCCCACCGTGACGATCGCCTCGCCGCGTTGGGCGACCTTGACCATCAGGTCGTGGACATTCCGGTCGAAGGTCTTGCGGACGTCGGGGTCCGTCAGGAACGGCCCTTCAACGTGGACCATGTACGGGGAGTCGCGCCTACTCATCGGTCCTCACGCTGCTCTCCATGCGGCTGTACTCCAGGCAACGGATGACCCAGACGGTCGGCGGTTGGTCGATGGGGTATCCCTCGAAGACCCACGGCGGGATGCCCATCCTCGCCGCCAGCTGCCAGAGCGCGTAGTCGAACGGGACCGCCTGCGGCTGGTCAGGCCGGAGCGCGGCTGCGCTCAGGGCTCGTCGGAGCCGGTCCCGGTCGCCGGGGGGACCGCTTCCTCCCGGTGCGCTCGTGTCCATGCGCCCATGAGCGCCAGCCCCTCGCCGAGGTCGAGCTCCGTGCCGTCGGGGAGCGTCGTGTCCACGATGGCCTCGAGCGCCAGCTCCATGAGCCGGCCGTCGTCGATCTCACCGCGGCGCATGGCGATGAATGTCGAGGCGGGGATGCGGTGCATGATGAACTCGTGCCCCGCGAGGGGGCCGTCCGGTCGGACCGTGATCTCCGGCCGGACGTGGTCGCGCTTCTCCAGCGCCATCGGTGACCCTCGTTAGCTGATGGACGCCACGCTGTTGGTGACGACGGCATTGTGGTCGCTCGTGCTGGTCGCGTCCCAGATGGGCTCCAGCGTGAGCTCCTCGGTGATGATGCCGTCGACCGAGCCCGTCCGACGCTCAGTGTAGGTGCCGTACAGGTCGAGCTGGAAGATCGCCGAGGCGCCGGTCGTGGCCTTGACGCGGATCTTCTCCGTCGTCTGGGCCTTGTACGCCGTGGTGGCGGTGGCGCTGTTGTACTGGCGCGTGATCTTGGCCGACCAGGTCCGGTAGTTGGGCCGGTAGATCGCGTTGGCCGCCACCGTCCCGTCGAGCGTGTAGAACGGGACGGGCCCGAGGTCCACGCTCCAGTCGACCTCGGTGACCAGCGGGTCCGCCGTGGTGCCGATCGTGCTGGTGTCGATGTAGACCGTCGTGTTGTTCGCGCTCATCGGCGTGAGGCCGGTGCGGTCGGACAGCGAGCCCGTGAACGCCGTGATCGCGGTCGCAGGCTTCTGGACGAACAGGTCGGCGTTGTAGGTGACCGCCCCGTCGGCATTCTTGGCGAACTTGAGGTTGAGCTTCGACCCGAAGCAGCCGTTGTACCGGAAGCCCGGCGCCGTGCCGATCGTGTCGGCGTAGGCGAGCTCGATGGTGGCCGTCTTGACGTCGTCGGCGGTGGGGTTGGGCAGGAACGTGTAGACGTAGGGCCCGGCGCCGGTCGGCGTCAGCTTGGGGGCCATGAACAGGTTGAGCCACCACGGCGCGTCGTCATAGGTGAGTCGGCCCTGGAAGTTGAGCCGGCTGTGCTCGGGGCCGGCGGACGCGGAGTAGACCGGCGAGTAGCTCGCGCGGTGCTCCTGCGGCCGGATGGTGGCGACGTCCTGCGTCTCCGTCGCCTGCTCGAAGTAGATGATCCTGGTCGGCGTGAGGCTGGTGCCGCGGACGGTCTCGAGCGCGGCCCGCCCGGAGTAGAAGACTTCGAGAGCCAACGCTCATTCCTCCTTGGGCTTGGCGGGTGGATCCGCCTTCTTCGGGGCTTCCGTGGTGAACGCGCCGGACGCCACGCACCGCGGGTCCGTGCAGAGATGGGGGACGGCCGGCACGTCGACGAGATATCGGCCGGGGACGGGGTAGACGGTCACTTCTTTCATGGCGCCAGCGTGGTTACCACCTCGTTGAACCGGACTCTGACCGTGAGCTCCACGACGTCGAAGGTGTTGCCGGCATAGTCCTCGCCGTCGAGCTCGGCCCGCATCGCCACGGGCTGTGCCCAGGCGACGTAGTCGAGGCCGAGCGTCATCTGCTTCTCCACCTCGTCGCGCATCGCGTCGTACCAGGCGTACAGGTCGTTGCTACGGGTCGGCACGTCGAGCGGGTCGAGCAGCAGGCGGACGCGGAACGTGAGCGTGTCGTCGCGCAGCCGTGCCGTGATCCCGAGGTCGCCGGTCGGCGGGTAGACGAGCAGGGCCGGGCCCTTGGCGATCGTGTTGGGCAGGCTGGCCGTGGGTCCGACCGCCAGCGAGGGTGACGATGCCCCGGTCGCGGTCAGCCCCGAGAACCGCGCGGCGAGAGCATCGGCGACGGCCTTGGTGTTCATACCGGCCGCACCCGGTAGCTCTCGACGATCGCCCGCGCGTCAGGCGAGAGCGACGCCAGCAGCCGCACGCCGCCGGCGGGCCCGACGGCGATGGCGGGAGCGGCCGTCTCCTTGCCGATGTACCGCCTCGTCGCGGCCTCGATGGCCACGCCCCGGATGTCGGCCGGCACGGCGGCGAAGCCGAAGGACCCGGTGACCTCGGCGCCGAAGGTGGCGGTCCAGAAGTAGGAGCCGGTGGTCGGCACCATGCGGATGCTCGTGGCCGGCCAATCGACGTCCCGCTCGATCTCCGGCGGGTCGAGGTAGTAGGCCGAGCTCGAGAGGGTCGTGTAGGTGCCGCCCGTGTCGGGCTGCGACGTCGAGGCGACGCCGAGGCTCGTGATCGAGCGGATCCCGACCGGCACCCGGAGGACGAGCCCGTAGTGGGTGTGGAACCGGTACGTGGTGGTCCCCGACGCCGGCCGTGGTCGGAGCCAACGGCCGGTGGCGTGCTCGAGGCTGGATCCGACCTCGCGGATGATGTCGAGCAGGGTCTCCTGGTCGGCGTTGCTCACGGTGGCCGAGCCGAAGAGCCGCTCGGTCACGTCGTCGAGCGAGCAGATGAGCCCATCGTCGGCGCCCGCCTGGAAGGCGACCGTCCAGTCCGAGAGCCGTGTTCCGCCGGCGTCCTCGTACCGGGTGCGATACCACGAGCTCGAGACCCCGGCGGGATCGTAGCCGGTGTACAGGCGCGTCCCCGAGACGAGCCCGAGCGTCGGCGTGGAGCCCGTGCCGGTGAGGTCGGCGTAGGTGCCGGCCTGGGTCGCGGAGGTCTGGATGCGGATCAGCGCCCCCGCCCCATAGGCGCCCGTGTTGAGCAGCTCGGCCGCGTTGTCGACGGTGATCGTCAGGATGTTCGGCATCAGGTCCCCTTGGCGGTGGCGCGTGGCACGCTGGCGACGGCGGTTGACGACGGGGCCGCCTGGGTCGCGGCGACGGCGGACGGGGCGGGGCCGCCGATGAACAGCGGCTGGCCGTAGGCGGTGCCGGTCGCGGCGGCGAGCTCCGCCTGAGCGTAGGCGTTGCTCGGCCCACCCGCCGTCGCCCCGTAGGCCGCCGCGGTGGCTGCCGCGAGCCCGGCGATGGCCGAGGGCACCTTGACGAGGGCCGGCTGGTGGGCCGTCCCGGTCGCCGTGGCGAGGCCGGCGTCGACGGTCTTGGCCGCGGTCGCCGCGGCGGCGTAGGCAGCGCCGATGGCCGTCGCGGCGCTGGCGTTGATGGCCGCGGCCGCCATGGCGTCAGCCGCGACCGCCGTCGCCGATGCGAGGCCGGCGTTGGCATAGGTGTCGACTACGGTCGAGATGTTGGGCTGGTATGCCGCGCCCGTGGCCGCCGCGATACCGGCCGCCGGCTGGACCTTGGCCGCGGGTGCCTGGGCGGTGCCAGCGACCGCGGCGGCGCCGGCGTTGACGTTGATGCCAGCCGAGGTCTGGACCGTCGGGTCGACGGCCGTGCCGGTGGCGGTCGCGACGCCCGCCACGAGCTGGACCGCCGTCCCCGCGTTGATCGCGGTACCCGTGGCCGTCGCGAGCCCGGCCGGGGCCTGCGTGCCGGAGCTGGTCTGGATGGTCGGGTTGGTGATGGCTCCCGCAGCCGTCGCAACCCCGGCCTGCGCCGTCTGCATGGCCGTCGCCCTGGCCATGCCCGTCGCGGTCGCGAGACCCGCGTTGGGCTTGACGGTCGTGCCCGCGGTGTATGCCGCGCCCGTGGCCGCCGCGACACCGGCCGCCGGCTGGACCCTGGCCGCAGGTGCCTGGGCCGTGCCCGTGGCGGTCGCGAGGCCCGCGTTGGGCTTGACGGTCTTGCCCGCGGTGTAGGCGGTACCCGTGGCGGTCGCGAGCCCGGCCGCCGGCTGGACCTTGGCCGCGGGCGCCTGACCGGCACCGGTGCCGGTCGCGAGGCCGGCGTTGGCGTTGGTGCCGGAGCTGGTCTGGACCGTCGGGTTGATGGCCGTGCCGGTCGCCGTGGCGAGTCCGGTGTCGATCGCGAGCTCGGCCCACGAGAAGGCCGCCGCCTCGCCCGTCGCCGAGGCAAGCCCCGCGTTGGCAACCGTGCCCGTCGACACGGTCGGATTGTTGGCTGTGCCGGTGGCGGTGGCGACGCCAGCAGCCGCGGCTCCGGCCGGGTTGCTGTACGTCGTCGACCAGTCGCCCCACGTCCAGGTGACGGTGGACACGGTGGCATCGAGCCCGGTGCCGGTGCCGGTCGCGAGCGTTGGCGCCGGCTGGACCTTGGCGGCCGGGAGTTGGGCCGCACCGGTGGCGGTCGCGAGCGTTGGCGCCGGCTGGACCTTGGCGGCCGGCGCCTGACCCGCACCCGTCCCGGTCGCGAGACCGGCGTCGACGTTCTTGATGCTGGACGTCTGGACCGTCGGGTTGATGGCCGTGCCCGTGGCCGTCGCGAGGCCGGCGTTGGGCTTGACGGTCTTGCCCGCGAGGTAGGCGGTACCCGTAGCGGTGGCGAGCCCGGCCGCCGGCTGGACCTTGGCGGCCGGTGCTCGTCCGGTGCCCGTCGCCGTCGCGAGGCCGGCGTTGGGCTTGACGGTCTTGCCCGCGGTGTAGGCGGTACCGGTGGCCGTCGCGAGCCCGGCGTCGACGGTACCGGCTGCCTCGGCCGGGTTGCTGTAGGTGCTCGACCAGTCGCCCCACGTCCACTCGAGGTGGGTAACCGTCGGGTTGATGGCCGTGCCGGTCGCCGTGGCGAGACCGGCCGGGGCATTCTTGGTGCTGGCCGCCTCCTGCACCGCGATGACCGCCCAGCCGCCATCGTCGCTGCTCTGGGTCCAGGCGAAGCTCGTGTACGCCGAGCCGGTGCCGGTGTAGGTGGTGGTCTTCTGGTCGATGACCGAGACGAAGTTGCCGAAGTCCTGGCTGTGCCGCCGGGTCAGCGACGAGTCGTCGGTGATCGAGGACAGCGCGTTCTCGCCCGAGTACAGGCCACCGTACAGGGCGACGACCAGCCCGTTGGGGATCGTCAGGCTGGTCGTGATCGTGCTGATGCTGGTGCTGCTGCCCTCGTCGTATCCGACGTTGATCCCGCCGGGGACGATCGAGGCGTGGCCCGTGGAGCTCGTGCCATCGAAGGCGGTGGCGATGTAGGTGCTGCTGCCCGACCGGGTGATCTCGACGGTCTGCCCGCCCGAGCCCGGGGCGTCGATGAACCAGCACGAGGTGGTGCCGCTCTCGCCGGTCGTGTTGGCACCGGTGGCGATGCGGTCCATCGCCGCGCCGCCCCAGGTGACGCCGGACGTCTCCTCCACGGCGCCGCCGCTGATGACGACGACGCCGTACGCCTTGCTCGACGTCGTGGGCGAGGTCCAGTTACGGGTCCCGGTCCCGCTCGCGAGGTTGGTGAAGGACCCGAGGGTGACCGCCATCGCCTACTCCAGCGTGCCGGCCCTCACGCGGCGATACCACGTCGTCGCGGTAAGGGCCGACGTGACGGAGAGGTTGACCTCGTTGCCGGAGTAGGCGGACGGCATGCCGGTGGACGGGATCGCCACCCATGAGCCGCCGTTGTAGTAGGTCCAGTTGGTCTGGTCGGTCGACGAGTCGTACGTGCGGAGGTTGCCGGTGTCGAACGTGTTGGCCGTGTCGAGTTGCAGCTGGAAGTGCTGCGCCACGCCGCTGGTCGGGCTGTCGAACTTGAGGTCCGGCGTCGTGCTCATCGTCACGGTGTCGGCGGGCGTCGTCCACGTCGGGCCGGTTGCCGTCGCGGCCGCGTAGTGGGCCGCGATCTGCGCCCCGGTCAGGACGCTCTTGTAGCCCGCGACGTAGGCGAGGCGACCGCTAATCGGGTCGCCGGCCGCGTTGATCTGGAGGTCGCCCGCCGTGTCGGAGAGCGCATTAGCATAATCCTCGTACGAGAGCGTCTGAAGGACGCCGTTGATGTAGCACTTGTAGTCGCCGGTCGTGCTCGGGCTAGGGGCAACGGTCCAGACGTAGTGGCGCCATACCCCGTCCACGCTGTAGCCCGTGGTCACTGCCGCGAGCTGACCGGTGCCGTTGCGACCGAGCGCAGGATGGTCCCCACTGTTCCAGCCGATCCAATAGCCGCCAGTCCCGATCTTGCTGAGGAACAGGTCCCACGTCGAGAGGCCGCCGTCCTTGGCGTACCACGCCTCGATCGAGAACCCGCCCGAGCCCAAGTCGAGCGCGTTGTCGTCGCCGACCGCGAAGTAGTCGGACGCGGAGCCCATGTAGATCGCGGTGTGCCCCGTGACCGGGCCCGTCTGGCCGTAGGTTGGAGAGCCGTTCGCTGTCCCCGTCAGCGCGCCGACGAGGTCCGTGAGGTTCCCAGACGCCTCGTCCATCGCGAAGGCGAACGACGCCCCATCGGCGAGGATTACGCTCTCGTAGCTCATGGCACGTACTCCACCCAGCCCGCGTCGCTGCCGTCGTGGGCACCGCCGATGGCCGACGATCCGCCCGTCAGCCCGAACTCGGGGTCAGCGGTGATCGTTTCGCCCCAGTAGTTATAGCCCGCAGTCGTGTAGGCCGAGTCGTTCGGGTCGGAGAGGTTGTACGCGGTACTCTCGCTGGCATCCTCGCCCGCATTGTCGCGGACCGTGATCGTGCCGTGGCGGTAGAGGTCGTAGTTGCGCCCGCAGCCGACGAACGTGTTGTGCTCGAACGTCCCGGTGACGCCGGTGGGGTCGCCATCGTCACCGTACAGCTGGACTCCCTTGTGAAGATCAACAAACACGTTCCGATGGATCCACAGGTTGAGCGCGGATGGGGTGTGGTCAGTGCCCACGCCCGCGCCATCCGGGTCGGTTGCGGGGTAGGGGCCACGGATGATGTTGTAGGCCACCTCGGCGGTGTCGAAGTAGGCACCGAAGTAGAGGACCTGTGCCGAGTTGTCGCCGGGGCTGACCTTCTGGATGTCGCAGTTGAGGATCGACCAGTCCTCGCACAGTCCCGTCGTGCCGTTGGTGCCGTTGAGGGTGATGACCCCGTTCTGCACCATGCAGTAGTTGACGAGTTTCAGCCCGTCGAGGACGAAGTGAGAGTAGCCGCCGTTGGTCTGGAGGAAGTAGCGGTCGTCGTCGGTCGAGCCGTTGGCCTGCCCGTCGAAGATCGCCGCGTGCTGGTGCTCGGCAACAATCCTGATTGGCTGGCTGGCCGTGCCGGTCGCGACGCCGATCGTCGGGAAGTAGAGTTGCCGGTTCAGCGATCCGTTGTAGGTGCCGTCCTTGCAGATGACGGTGTCGCCGGCGGCCACCATCGAGAGCGCCTTGTGGAGTGAGGCCCACGGCGACCCGGACGTGCCATCTCCCGAGTCGCTGCCGGTCGGGCTGATGTAGTAGCCGGACGGGGGCTCGTCGCCCATGTGGATCGTGAGCGATGTCATCGCCTCGCCCCTCCCCAGGGCGACCCCGGCGTGAGCAAGGGTCGCCCGCGGCCGGCGCGGCCTCGGAGGCTTCCGACGCGCCATGCCACTGCTAGACCGTGATCGTGAAGATCCCGCTGCCGTTCCAGACGATAGTGAACGTCCCGAGGGTGACGCTCTGACTGCCGCCGAAGTAGTTGAAGCAGATCCCCTGGTCGGCCACGGGGGTCGTGATCGTGTCGTCGTAGACGAGGCAGCCGTACGCCGCGGTGATCGTGGTCACCGCGTTGGCGCTGGCCCTGTCCGCGGCGTCGAAGGTATAGGTCCCGGTGGCGAACGTGGACGTGACCGAGCCGAGATCGAGCCCCACCGTCGGCCAGCCCGCCGGCGCCGAGCTGCCGGTGTCGGTGATGTGGTCGGACGCCCAGGTGCCGGTGTTGTACGCCGTGCTCGCCGAGGCGACCGTTCGGTCGGGGGTGACGCCGGTCCCGTGGAGGGCGACCTTGATGTTGGCGTCGGTGTTGAGGTCCATCGCCGTCGTGTTGTTGAGCACGTCGGTGATGAAGGCCGCAAAGATGCGGCTGTCGGTCCAGGCCATCTCGTTACTCTCCTGCTACTCCATGGGCGGCGGGGGCGAACACCATGACGTCGTTGCCGTCGTCGCGGGTGGTCACGATGGACATGATCGGTCGGCCAGCCGGGTCCGTCTGGACGTCCTCGCGCCCGACGTAGTCGTCCCGGTCGCGGGCCTCGACCTTCGCCGCCACGCCCTTGGGCAGCATCGGCGCGGACAGGTAGCGGAGCTTGGGGCAGACGTGGTAGCGGGTGTGGGGCCTCGCCTCCCGCGTCTGGTCCGTGGCGCCGCAGTTGGGGCAATACCACTCCGTGACCGGCGTCTCGAGGATCGGGATCATCTCAGGTCGTCAGGTAGTTGGGGATGGTATGGCTGTGGATGACGGTGTAGACGCTCGTGCCGGCGTGCGTGATCTTGAGGAAGCCCGACACGTCGCAGTCGTACAGGTAGAGGCCATTGGCGATCGAGGCCGCCAGGGTCCCGATGCCGCCGGCGGCGTCGGCGGGCGCGATCGAGGTCGCGGTCGTGCCGGTCACGAGGATGCCGTGCAGGACGCCCGAGCTGCCCATGACGTAGGCATCGGCGGCCTGCCCGACGATGATCGTGTCGTTGCCGGTGTTGATGACCCAGCCGGCACCGGTGACGCTGGTCAGGCTCTTGAAGATCGCGGAGCCGCTGCCGCCGACGCCGTCGGTCAGGGTGATGACCTCGGTGAGCGGAGCTCCGGCGAGGTCGGTCCCGACGACGGTGAGGGTGCCCGCGGTGTCATTGCCGGTCACGGGCGTGATGGTCGCCGTGACCTTGAAGCCTGCGCCGTGCGCCGCGGTCGTGTTCGCCAGGGTGTAGGCGCCGACCTTCATGTTGGTGCTGGTGACGAACCGGTTGGTGACGGCCGCCGTCGTGGCCGAGAGCGCGGTGCGGGTGAAGCCCATCAGACGCCTCGCTTCTCGCCGGGGCCGGCCGTGGCCTGCTCGACGACCGGACCGCTCGAGCGCAGCCGGACCGGGCCGAAGAGCTCGGACCAGCGACGCACCACGGGATCGTCGGCCGGGAACAGGTCGCCGCGGACGATGTTGATCTCGGTCTTGCCGAGGCGCCCGGTGAATGACTCGAGCGCCACCATGACCTGCGGATCTGCTGCCGCCCTTGCCATGCGGGTACCTCCGGGGGTTGGGGGCGGGGGCCGGGAGGGCCCCCGCCCCGTCGGGATTACTGGACCTTGAGCTGGCGGCCGGCGTCCGCGTTGACCACGCGGGCGGTGTTGCGCCAGAAGGCGTAGATGCCGATCTCGCCGGTCGGGAAGGACGGCGTGGCGCCGTTGAGCATGTCGGGGATGACCTTGATGCTCATGCCCACCCGGTCGAGGATCAGGTAGCGGGACGGGTCGAACAGGACGCCGTTGATCGTGGCGTCGGTCGTCGGCGTCCACGGGATGGACGGCGCCTCCCACAGCGGGTAGCCGATGAGGGTGAGTCCGGTGTTGGAGTTGACCGGATCCGGCCGGCCGAAGCGGCCGACGTTGGGGTAGCCGACCCCGTTGAACAGCTGGCCGTACGCCGTCTCCCAGCCCTGGGCGGCCCGGATGCCCTTGCGGGTCATCATCCAGATCGCGTTAGCCCGGTAACGGAGCGGCAGCCCGGCCTCCACGAGGAACAGGTCGCCGACCGCGGTCGTGTCGTTGGTGGCCGTGGTCACCGCGGTGAAGGCCCCGTCGAGGGCGACGCCCTGCGGGTAGACCGTGGTGCCGACGCCCACGGCGAACTGGTTCTCCTCGAGGTTGTCCTTGGCCTCCTGGAACAGCCCGGCGAGGTCGGAGTCGAGGCCCGGGCGGTCCTGCGCCATCTCGTAGCTGACGGTGACGAACGCGTGCGCCCGCTTGGCGATGAACTCCGGCCGGGCGAACGTCGGGCCCTGCTCCGTGGCCGCGGCGGCCTCGAGGGCATAGGCCGCGGTGATCGCCGTGGCGGTGAGCACCTGATAGGTGTCCGTGCCGACGATGGTCTCGACGCGGCAGACCTGCCGGAAGGGGTTGAGGGTCGTGTGCGCGCCGATGGCGAGCACGGTGGGGTCGAAGGCGTACGGGACGGCGTAGCCGCCGGTGCCGTCGACACCGACCGCGAGCGCTGTGCCGCGCTCCGCGCCGCCGGTGCGGACGTAGCGCGCGAAGTCGCGCCGGTACTGGGGGCTGCCGGTGGTGATGATCCGGCGGGCGAACTCCTTGTCCTCGGTGTCGCGGTAGTCGAGGAAGGTGGTCAGGCCGCTGCGGAAGCCGTCCTGGTCGGCGGACGGGTGCGGGCTCACCACCTGCTCCACGGCGCGCATCGCGTTGTCGCGGAGCTTCTGGTCGCGCTGCTCGCGGGTCGAGCTGCTGCGCTCGATCGCGGTCAGGTCGTAGATGTCGGCCTCGGACGGCCGGCGGATGACGGCCGGTGCGGCGCCGACGCGGACCTGGGTGGCCGCGTCCTGGCGGGCCGCCTCGTCGACGAGGCGCTGCTGCCGCTCGTCCCAGGCATTGATGTCGGCCTTGAGCCGGTCGAGCTCGGCGGTCTGGTTGTCCCAACGAGCCTGCGCCTCGTCGGGCAGGACGCCGGGGTACTCGACCGCGAGCGCCGCGAGGGCATCGCGGAGCTCGGTGACTCGCGCGGCCTTCTCGTCACGGGTGACGTATTCCACGGTTGATGTCTCCTTGTGGTCTGGCTTGCTGGGCGGCACCGGCTCGTCGCGGCGCTCCGGCTCGAGGTGCGGCGCATCGGCCGCGGCGTCGAGGGAGGGTGCTACCGGCGGGGTGGGGATGGGGCGCATCTCGTCGGTCATCGACCGCAGAGACGCGGACGCCTGCGCATAGGCAGGCCAGGTGACGGGGCCGAGCTCGAACAGCCGGGCCTCGCTGATGGTGCGTTCGGGGAGCTTGTTGGGGTTGTGCGGGCCGCCAACCGGGCGGTCTTCCCACTTCTCGCGGATCACGCTGAACCGGTGAGAGGCACCATAGACGCCCTTGCGGAGGCCGTCGACCACGAGCTCGGGGAGCCCGTCGAGGATGCGACCACGGGCGAATGGGCTCGTCTCGTCCTCGCCGACCTCGTCGGTGGTGGCGATCGGCTTCTCGCCGATGGCCGGGTCCTTGCCATGCTGGAACAGGATCTTGGGCGGGTGCTCGGCCATCGTCTTGCGGTAGGCCGTCCGGGTGAACCGCTCGAGGAAGTGGCCCTCGCTCTGGGACTGGATCTCCGCCCATTGGTCGTGCGGCGCGAGCCGGATGGTCAGGGTCTTGCCGTCCTCGGACGTGATCCCGCCCTGCATCGCTCGGTACAGGTCATCGCGTGGAGCGTGGTGGATCGGGTCATCGGTCATGGGCGGATCCTCCGTGGAACGCGGCTCGTTCGCATACAGCGCGGCGAGTTGGGCCTTGGCTTTCTCCTTGTCGGGGTGGCAGCCGACGACCTTGCCATCGGCGTCCTTGACGACGGCCACGCCGGAGCACTCCGGGTTGTCAGTCTCCAGGTGCCACGGCATCGTCGTCTCCATCAATCACGGCAGAGCGGTGATTTAGAAAGTCTGCCCATTCGGAGAATGTGGGGTCCTCCGGCCCGATCTCGACCATGCCATCGCCAATCAGTCCATTCGGGCCCTCGGCCCTGAATGGCACGAGTAGACGACCATTCGGCAGCACTTGTGCGGTGGTCATTTGTCGTTCCTGATCGCGAAGATCTTCATCCAATCGTCTACCTGAGAGGAGATCGCGGTTCCATAGGTCTTGGCTACTGCGGAATTACCCCACTTGACGTGGATGGCGAACACCTCGGCCCACATCTCCTGGGCCCCCGCGTTGCCTGGTTGCCGGAAATAAGGCGACACCCCGGGTCTACTCTTCGCCATTTCCCATGCCGTCGACCATTCGATGCTCGATGAGATGCCGCCGTAGTGATCCATCGCATGTCCCAGCTCGTGGAGCATGAGGCTGGTCGAGCCGTGTGCGCTCGTGTCCCCGGCAAACACGAGGTTGGCATCGGGATCGAACACCCCCGGCACATCCTTCCATGTGGACTCGGCAGACCATCCACGCGGCTTCCCCTTAAGCCCCAACTTGGAGGACGGAGCAGCGCTGATTGCGATCTTCCCGCCGCCGTCGACAAACGTCCGTAAAACTCCCGGCGGCACATCACCCAGATCGCGGAGGTGACGCACGACCTTTGGATCATCCCCGTTCTCCACCGTTAGCGAAGAACCGAGGATCTTGATCGCCTGCCGCGTTCCGAGAGACACATACGGCACGTCAGTGGTCGTCGCCGTGTTTCCCTTCGGGTGACCACCCTCAGACTTCTTGCCGCCTGACCAGGCACCGTAGTAGTGGTCATCCTCGTCGGTTGCACGGTCATCGAAAGGGTCGTCCGATGCACCCCGTTTCGGTGCGGCGTTCTTGTCGGTCGTGACGTCCGCTGGGTTGATCGGCACCGATGACGGCCCGCCCTTGGCGAGCGCGCCATTGGGGATCTGGTCGGACGGGACGCCCTCCGGCATCGGCGGGCGGAGCTGGACGCTGTAGAGGTTGGTGTGCTCGAGGCGCGACAGGTCGCCAGACTTGATCGCCTCGATGACGGATGCCGGGACGAAGCCGGCGTCGACGTACTGGCGGATCGCGCTGGCGTGCTGGGCCTGGACGGCCGCGGCGTCGCTGATGTCGTCCTTGAGCGCCGGGATGTCCTGGTCGTTGTACCACAGCTGGGCGCCGTTCTCGGCGGGGACGAGCTTGGCGAGCGAGCCGGCGGCGTTGCGCCACCTCGGGCGCATCGTGAGGTCCGCGAACCGCCGCATGCTGGCGGCGAAGTTGCCGGCGTTGAGGCTCGATCCCGACAGGCCCTCGGAGAAGCCGGCCACCACCGGCGGCACGCCGGCCGCCGCGGCGATGCGCGTCTCGCCGGCGCCCTGCGTGGCCTTGAACTCGAGCTGCTGGAGGTCCTTGCCCACGACCTGCGCCTGCGCGCCGGCGCCGAGGTACATCGTCTTGTAGGCGTTGGACACGCCGCCGTACTTGTCGTCGAACTTCTCGATCCACTCCTTCCACGCGGTGCCGGTGATCGCCGGGTCGAGCGAGACGATCATGTTGGGCGTGGCGCCGTTCTCGAAGAAGCGCAGCTTGTGCTCCGTGGCGGCGAAGTCCGCCGACACCTCGCGGGCGAGGACGCGCAGCCAGCCCACCCCCCGGAAGGGGGCCAGCGGGTCCGGCGTCGGCATGTAGTGCGCCACCTGCGACCACTGGAACGGCTCGGCCTCGAGGCCCGAGTTGCGCCCGCCGGGGTGGTAGATGATGCCGATCGGCACGGCGCGCGAGGTCCGGTTGTCGGCGCCGAGGACGATGGTGACCCAGTCCGGCCGCGGCTGGAACAGGGTGCTCTCGTCGAGGCGCACGACGAAGGCGTTGCCGGCGAGATCCTCCTGCTGGCTCATCCGGCCCAGCAGGTCGCCGGTCGTGCCGCCCGGCCACGGCCTCGTCAGGAGGTCGAGGGCCGGCTTGCTGAACAGGTCCCCGGGCCGCCCGTTGCGGATCTGCCGGTAGAGGAACGTGGCCTCGGAGAACAGCGACATCCGCGCCTGGACGCAGGCGTAGACGATGGGGTTCTCGAGGTACGCCTGCGACAGCCCGCCGTAGCTCGTCTCGATCTCGAGCTGCTTGCCGCCCGGCAGCGTCTGCGGGAGGTTGTACAGGGGATAGGTGAGGCCGTTGAAGTTGACGGTCTCGCGCGGGCCCGATGGCCAGAGCATCGAACGGAGCAAATTGGTCACTTGTCCACCTCGATGCCGAGCAGGCCGGCGGCGGCGAGCGCGAGGCCCGCGAGGATGATGGCGGCGGGGAGATAGACGAGCGCCACGCCCGCCACGACGAGCGTGCAGCCGAGGGCCACCAGCGCGAGCGCCTGTCGTCTACGGGTCAGCGCCATGCGATCAGTACCTCGGAAGGGGCGGGTTGTTCAGGCATCGTCAATGCCGCCTCATGGGCTAGGACATCGGCCACCGCGCCGTCAATGCGCCGCCGGTCATCGCCTTTGATGAGCACGTACTTGGTGCGTCCGTCGGCCTCGTCCTCGGCCGCCCGGACCTTGCGAAGATGGGCGGCCTTGACGTGCTCTGCCGTCAGCGGGTCGCCGTCGTGCGTGTGCGTCCCCTCGCGCAGGGCCGTCAGCCATCGGTCAACGGCCGGCGCGAACCGACTGGGTTGGTTGGTGTCAAGCGCGACCACGATGGCCTCTCCGTAGGCTGCGGCCCACGCCTCAACTTCTGATCGCCAGAACGGCGGGTCGCAGTACATCCGCCCGACTGAATAGTGCTCGAACGCCCACGCGACTCGCTCGTTGACCTCGATGCGGTTGACGGACCAGTCGAGCGGAGCCCCGGGCGGACGCTGCCACGATCCGACAATGAAGCCGTAGCCGTCGGCGGTGCAGCCGCGGAGAAATGTGGCGTCATGGCTGATGGAGCCATCGAAGCCGAGCGCGATGTATGCCCCATCGGGGACGTCGCGGGGCTTTGCCAGCGCATCCCATAGTCGCGGGTCGACAGCCCGACCGCTGCCCGCGCTGCGGATGTTGAAGTAGTAGCGGAGCGTGTCGTCCCAGCTGGTGGCCGGGTCGCGGATCTCAGCGATCAGCCGGCGGCGGTCGATCCACCAGGCGTCACCGTAGGCTTCATCAAGGCTCGCGATGAGCCGCTCGTCCGTCCAGTCGGGATCAGGATCGACCGCCGGTCGTCGCGCGTAAAGCATCACGCCGGGATCGAGCCCGGTCTGCTCGGCGACGGATTTCTCGCCCAGCGTCGGCGCATTGGTCGTTTCCATCGTCCGGCCGCCCATCTTGGCGGCATTGCGCCGGAGCGTGCCCGCCAGCCGCACCCCGCCATTGCGTCGGAGCCAGAGGTGCGTCTCGTCAAGGACCGCGAACGTCACCCGCTGGCCCTCGCGGCTGCCAGCTGAGGCTGTGACCGGCTCGAGAACGCCGGGCTTGCCGCGCAGGTAGAGCCGCGTTCGTCCGTCGTCGATCCCGAGCTCCCGGGCCGCCCGGTGGTCGTTGGCGACGAGCATCTCGTACAGCGCGTGGTAGGTGTTGTCGGTCTGATCTTCGGACACGGCGGCAATCTGGACCCACGGGTTGTGCCACGCCCGCCCTACCGGCTGGTGGTATTCGTCCCAGTGATCGAACAGGACCGGCCCGGCGAACTCGGCCAGTGCGATGGCCGCGGCGAGCGGGGATTTACCCCAACCCTTCGCCATTTCCATCGCGCCGCGGCGGTGGAGAAACTCGCCGGTATCCCGATCGACGGCGTACCAGCGCAGCACGAGCCACGCCTGCTCATCGGTCAGGATCAGCGGCTTGGTCTGGTCGACCGGGCTCGGCAGATAGCGCGCCATCCATTCGAGGACGCCCCAGCCGAGCGTCGGACCGACAAACCGACCGGGAGTCGACGATCGAACGGGAACGTTCTTAACTGGTCTGCGGCGGGTGGTCGGTTGTGCTTCGGCGACCAAGCTATCCGTCATTGATGACACGCAGGTGCCCGTAATGGCCCGGGCCATTGTCGACAGCCGCCGGCGCCGCTTGCTCGGCCCCTGTGATCCTGATGCCGAGCCGCTGCCTGGCGGTTGGTGTCAAGCCGAACTCGTTCTCCAGGCGCAGGATGACGCCCTCGAGCTTCATCACGTGATCGGCGAGCGGGTTGGTGCGGATCTGCCCCGTCGAGCCCTTGACGACGAGGGCCATGCGGACCACGTCCATCGAGCGCGCGTGCTGGTCGTAGAGGTCGAACAGGCGCCGGATCGCCGGAGCGTCCACATCGAGGACGACGCGCGCCATGTCGCTGGCCCAGTACGCCTCCCACGCTGCGACCGTGACCGGCAGCCAGGACTCGTGCGGCTTGCGCCCGACCAGCGGGGTAGACGGCGGGACGGATTGCGGCTTGCGCTTGCGATGCCCCATGATCGCGTCCGCGGGCTTGGGCATCGGCCCTCTACTACCCATAGCGCCTAGCTCCGCATTGACATCGGTAACGACCACAGACGGGACAGGTCACGGCAGCCGCTCCGACGTACGGCCGGTGAAGTCCTCCCACCGCTTGATCGCCACAGCGACGTAGCGCGGGTCGAGCTCCATCGCAAAGCAGCGGCGTCCGAGTTGCTCGGCCGCGATGATGGTCGAGCCGGAGCCGGAGAAGGGATCCACGATGACCTCGGAGGCACGCGAGGAGTTACGGATCGGAACTTGCAGCAGTTCGACTGGCTTCTGGGTCGGATGCTGGTAGTCTCGCCCGGACTCACTGGCCACGTGCAGCGTGGATACCTGGGAGCGGTCGCCGTACCAGTTGGCCGGCTGTCCTTTCTGCGCCCCGTAGAGCATCGGCTCGTGTTGATGCTTGTAGTGGGCGAAGTTGAATCCGGGCCTGGATTTCACCCACACCAACTCAGCCCTCGGCTCGAGACCGGCGGCGTCGTAGGCGGCGAAGACCTCTGGCGCGCGAAGGCTGGCGAAGCAGCAATAGACCGGCGCCCCGTGGTCGAGATGCGCGATGTTGGTCACTAGGAAGCGCGTCCAGAAGGCGGTCAGCGCTTCACCTACCAACTCGTCATCCGCGATGGCGTCGAACCTCGGCTTCAGCGCTCCGGCCCGCTTCCTGGCGAGTTTCTCCGGCCCCCACGCACCAGAGCCGGTATCGCGGTAGGCCACCCCATAGGGCGGGTCGGTTACCATGGCTGCCGCCCTCTGGCCGTCCATCAGCCGAGCGACGTCCTCGGCCTTCGTCGAGTCACCGCACATCAGCCGGTGGTCGCCGAGCGCGAACAGGTCGCCAAGGTGAACGTTCGACTCGTCGCCCAGCGGCGGCGCGTCGTCGGGGTCCGTGAGCCCCACGGTTCCCTTCAGCGGCGCGAGGTCGGCCAGCAGCGTCGTCAGACCCGCGTCGTCGACGGCGATCCCGCTCAGCAACTCGTGGAGCCGCTCGTCGTCACGGGTCGCCATGGCGCCGATGGGATCGAGCACGGCGAGAACAAGCGCCTCCTCCTCGGGTTCGAGGTCAACGTAGAGCACCGGGACGGTAGGTTCGCCGCGAGACAGCGCTTCCTCTATGCGCGCGTGGCCGTCGATGACGTACCCCGTGCGGCGATTGACCATGACCTGCTGGACCCACCCGACCTCACCGAGCGAACCACGCAATGCGTTGCGCTGGCCGGCCGGATGCGTGCGCCAGTTGGCCGGGTTGGCGACCAGCTGGTCGGGCGCCTCCTCGCCGGTGCCAATGATGCGGTTGCGCCAAGCTGCGGCGGTCATTGCGGGGTCTCCAAAAGGCGGGAGAACTCGGGCACATTGCGAGAGATCGGGCAGCGGGGTCCGTAGCCCCTCTGAGCACCCGTAGGCACCCCTCCCCCCTGTCTGCCCTCTATCGCGCGGCTCGATGTCTCGTTGATCCGAGCGAACCGTGACACGAGGGACACAGCGTCCGGTACCCCCACGTCGGATCGCCAGCGACGAGATGATCGAGGTGCAGTGGTGGGGCGTCAGTACCGCACCCCTCGCAAACGTCCCCCAGGTAGAGACGACGGTCCCGCTCATGCGCTGCGCCGTAGCCACGTTGTCGGCGCCCCTCG